CATGGCATGTGAATCACCTCCTAGTTTCCTTCTTCAAGCATAACATTATCAAGTTCCTCGATCAGAAAACTCTTAGTAACTACATCTGACACAGACGGAATCCAAAGAAATGATATCCAAACTTCGGTGACTTTTTCTTGTTCATCAGGAGATATATAAATAGTTAAACAGTCACCTGCTTTAACAGCTAAGTCAGGTTTAACTATTATCTGTTGTTTTTCCACTATGTAGCCTCTGGCCTGCGAGGTCTCTTCATTCGTTATATCAATGTTTATAGGTACAGGTATCTTAGGCTTTCTACTAAATCTCAGCATCCCTTTTGAGACCACTCCATCACAGGGAAACATATATCGTAGAACAGGACCCCTAACGTCCTCACCAAAAGTAGCACTAGATATAGGATAAGGAGTAATCATCGCAGACTTCCCTGTGTTTGTTCTTCTAGCTAATCTAGAAGCTACAAGTTCAAGCTGTTCCAGCCTATCATCAATAGGCTTTGATTTGTCAAATAGTTCTCTAGATCTCATAAATCATCCCTCCATCTGGTCGATCTCAGCAATGATTTCTTCTACCAGATCAAACCCAAGCTGCTGCACCTCAGCATGGATAGCTGCAGTCCAGTCATTTACTCCCTGGGTATTTCTATTGGCTACTTCTATCTGTCTCATAGCAGACATATACAGTAGCATTGGATGGGCAGCGGACCAGTAGTTCTCATCTTCATCCTCTGCTAATTCAGGCGAGTAAAAGAAACCGTTAATAGTTACAACCAAATCTTCGTCTGTAGGTACATTTAATAGTATAGCATTATAGTCATATCCGTCAAGTACTATGACGTCTGTCCAAGGTGCAAATGATGCTATGTGAGCAGGGGTAGAGTCTTCAGGTATAAACCTGGTTATGCATGGAGAGTAGTATAATGGAGTACCAGAGTCACGAGATGTTGGAAGGCCTGTCAAATAACCAGCTATAAGGTCCTGCAGTCTTTTCTTCTCTAACTGCCACCTTTCTGTAGCTGACGCTACCCACACTTCTTTAACAGCTCTACAATACGGAAACGAAGTACTCCATGCATCTGTTAGGATATTTCTATAACAGGTTGCCCAAGTCTTTTGATGTTCGTCAAGGCGGTCTAGATACTTACGACCTTCATTGATAAAGAAGTCAGCTCCATTATCTGTGAAGTCCGCATTTACAAGGTCATATCGCCCAGAAAGACTTCTAAACAGTGTGCGTAGTTGAACTAAATTCATGGCTACCTCTTAAGTTAGATTGTTTAATTTTTAAACGGTCTGTGAGAATAGGCAAGGAGGAAGAGGAACCTATCCTCACAGCCGTTATTGGCCTATAAGGTCAGCTATTATAACGGATTGTCTAGGCCAACTCCATTAAGCACCGCACACTTCTGCGGAAGCCCAAATTCAAGGCCACATTCAGTCAGGAACTCCTCATTAGTCCCATCCACTCGACGCTGTCCATAGCCCTCAGAGTGAGTCTTACTAGAGTTCTCGCCATAGAAGTTAGTATCATCTATGTACTTGTAAGTAAGCTCTTTAGGCTCCAACAGCACACCCATATTACGAGTTGTAGCATCATAGCTAAACAACGGATGAGTTTTCATGTGGATCTTGCCGAACGGTGTAAGCCAGGTTACTATTTCAAGGCCGTAGTCTTTTTGACCAGCGCTAAGATTAATATAGCCATGTCCTGCATTTGCTAGAGCATCTAACCCAAGCAGAAATCCAGAACCACAAAGACAGAGTTTCTCATTAGCTCCATATCTGAAGATCTGTTCAAGCATGTTCTTAAACCAGATCTCACCAGATGTCAGCCAAGTGTCACCTGCATAAGTAGCGTCTAATGTATAATCAGCACAGTTAGCTGCAGCGTATGTACGGATGTAGTTTATTATACCCATAGTAGTACGTTCAGGCTTTCCATTATCTCCAACATTCTCAGTTCGAATTCCCCAGAGGAATGCAAGCTCCATTTCCCAAGAATGCATCTCAAGAGCTTCGGCTTTGGCTTTTTGATACTGGTCACCTGTGCGAAGCCTTGTCTTTCGTGCAGTACGGGTTATGGAAAGCGGAGTCCTGAAAATCTGAGTGTAGTTATATACCTTGGTGGGATTAAGAGCAATCGCATCAGGCATCTCACCACCCTCAGGGTTGATGTTACCAACAATTTTAAAGGTATCACAATCAGTAAGATCATGATCTGCAGAGTTATTATCTGCTTCAAGCAGCTTAACAGCGAGCACAGAGTTAGTAGTACCTCTTGTAACCCCTGTTACTTTTCCAACTACATCTACACGGTAGTCGCTCGCATCTCGAAGAAGGATTTGATGCCCTTCACGAATACGATTGGCGAGTAAGGTAGTGACTTGGACATAGATTACCTGCCCTACTACCCCACCACCAGCATACGCAACTGAGAGGTCTGGAAAGTTATATATACCACCTACAGCTCCACTAACAGCAGACTGTTCTTGAGTCCACCAATGAAACTGCGGATCATCTACAGACTCAGAACTCATCATAGAAAGAATGGCTGTAAGAGGAGCCATACCATTAGGATACAGATAGAGTATCTGTTCCCTCCAATTCATAGGTCTTTGATCAGTTGCCCAATCTCCGTTTCCACGCATACCTAAGAACATATTTATTACCTCCGATTATATAGAATTACTCAGTATAAGCAATCTGTTAGTTGTTAAAGTTGTTGCAGAGTCTGTCCATAGACTCCAGATGTACCAAACACAAACCACGCAAGTCCGTCACTATATGCCAGGACCTTGTCGCATTTGTCGTTAAGCTCTATATCACCAACCCAACACTCAGAATCATCTTTGTCTTGGATAGTGATAGTATTTATAGCATCTGCTACACGGGCTATAATTGAGTACCAGCGACCCTTTGCCTCAGCAACAGGCGGAAGTATGACAGTTATAGGACCACTAACTGCATCAGCACTGGGACGCACCACATAGTCGTAAGTTGTCATCTGAATATTTCCATTAGGGTCAATAAACTTATCGACTACCTCTTTATCATGTTGTGCAAATCTGTCTTCAAGCATTATCTATTACCTCCAATAACTTTATTCATTTCAGCGATATCATCTTCAATACCACTTGTATTAGGTTTTTGGTCAGCAGGCCTAGGACCACCTGTTTTAGATGGAAGCTTAGGCACCTTTCTATTTTCTGGTTTCTTGTTTACAGCCTTTTGCTGTAGCTCAAGTCGTTTACGAGTCTCAGCAGCTACCTTACCAAGCATCTCAGTATAGGGCTTATCTGGATTTTGAGCAGCTATATCCTCAAATACTACTGCCACCACCTTTTTAAACGGTGATAAGTCAGGGTTGTCTTTGTAGAACTGCTCACTAGTCTGTTTCAGCTCAGACATCACATTGATATTAGTTCTTACAATATCAGGAATAGCTCGTAAGACTTCTTCAACCACAGTCTTCCTGGCACTGTTAACTCCCTCTATATATACTTTGTTCAATAAGCTATTAAACTCTTCCTTGTCATTGTATATATCGTCAAGGTCGAGTTCACCTACGAAATCTTGTGGATCAACAGTTATAGGTTTGTATTTAGCATCTGGATCAACCTTAACTTCTGGCTCGGGTTCTGGTTCAGTAGGCTTAGTTCCTTCGAGTTCATTTATTCTATTTCTAAGCTCGTTGATAATAGAATCTTTATCTTCCTCAGGCTCTACAGGTTCTACAGGATTCTCAGAATCTACAGGCTCATCCACTATAGGCTCTTCAAGTTCTACAGGTTCCTCAACAGACTCCTCAGCTAAAGGTTTCTCTTCGACTGGTTCCTCAACCACTTCCTCTTTAGGCTCTTCAGCCTCCGTAGAAGTATCTCTACTCCCCTCAAAAGTGTTTAACATGTTACTAATCTCATCTTGTACACTCATCACTAAACCTCCAGTTTGTTAAATTTTTGAACGATCTTGCTGACCTTCTAAACTCTTATCCTCTAGCATATTTAAAAACATGTCTAGCATACCTTCTATATAGAATATAGCTTTCTTCCTTCCATTTATATCTCCTATGTGAAGAAGCACAGACGCAGTAGATGGATTATTATCAGCTGCATCATCTACTATTGAATCTGATTCTTGTTGCATACCTTCCTTCCATTCCTTAAGGTCTGCCAACATATCTGCCCAGAGTATAGACTCTTTAAACTCCTCTATCTGATCTCTAGTTGCTCTAATCTCCATTAATCTACTCCTAGCGGAATCATGTTTCCAGCTTCAGCTTCTCTTGCTACCTGTTCGTCAGGCATGACCTGGGGCTGAATCTGATTTATATTACGTCTGAAGTCTTCAACATTCTTAGCTCCAAGCTGATTGGCTATATACATAAATATCCTTGTGATATCAAACTGTTGCATTAGTTCAGGTGTAGTACCTATTGTCTGAAACATCTGAATCCAAGCACTGGAAAAATTTCCTCCAGGGATTGAGCCGTCTCTGACAATCAAATCATAGTTAACAATAAGCGATTGCACATCTACTTTAGTATATTCTTTATTCCCAAATATCTGCTGTATTTTATCTGCATGACGCCCTACTATCTTTGTGTAAGTATCTTGACTCATATACTGCTGAGCATGCACAGCAAACATATTACCTACATCCTGCATAAATTGAGAACTGATAATCATAGCTAAACGCTGAAGCCTGCTAATTGCGCTACCTCTTGTACCTTGAAACTCAGCACCAGTTAGTCGCTCAGGTCCACCTTGTCTTAAGGCACCCTGCATAGACTGATCAGCTCCAGAAATTCTATCCATCCACTGTGTAATGTAGGCACTGTCACTTATATTTAATCTAGTAATGTCATTAACAGCCAGTTGTTGCACAGCTTTGTCAACCCCTCTTCCCCATGCAGGTTTACGTAACCTAATCAATTTCCCAGGCTGTGGGTCTTTCAAATCTTCTATATTTACAAGATAAGGATCAACCACCAGCATATCGTTAATAGCCTTACGCACATTACTTATATGCGAGTTGAATAGAAAATCCAATGTATGCTGTAGACCATATAGTACTTCCATCCTACCTATAGGTGTAATCGAGTAACCATCAAACTCAGGAGATGCTACAGCAATCGGATACATTCCATGACTGTGATCTGCCCTTTCGCATGCTATGATTACATCATCTGAGGCAAGTTCAAAGTACCACTTCTCAGGATATTCACCATCTCCAAGCTTCCACTCCTTTGGAATTAGATTTACATACATCTTGATTATATCTACAGGGGATGTTACATTTGCACTGTCTAAGATCTTAGATGTTTCTCCATGTTTAGTCTGTCTATCAGATTCATCAAGGGCTAGCATTGACCTCTTGTTTTGCTTATCCCTTAGATACTTAACATTGAATAAGTTAGAGTCTGCTCTACTTTCCTTACCTAATAAATTTACATAGCTATCTCGATCTACCCACCCTACAAATTCTCCCTTTTGAGTTCTTACACTCGATACAGACGGATCAGGTAACCACATGTATGGGTCTACATTGTCAAGGCTATTGCCTTCAAATAATAAATCATCTATCCAATTTACATAATCTTCAGTATTTTTTCCGAGCTCTGATAGTGTGGTAACAGACGACTTAATAGGCCTCTTTCCATATACACTTTCCCAACCAGGGATTGCAATACCTACTCCGTAACATAGGGCATCACGTAGTACTGTGTGTATAGCTAAAGATACCTTATTCTTTATGCAGTGCATTCTAATTACCATCTCCATTAGCATTGCACCTTTGACATCGTCATCTTCAACACCTTCATACTGAAATATAGGATCTTGGAAGAAGGCCATAGATAAGTATGTTAACAATGCCTCGAGCATAGAATAGGAATATGGAAATACTATGGATACAGGCTTCGAAGAATCACTTTGCTTTAACTGCTCTTCTTTATCCTTCAATGGCATATAGATAGTTAGAGTTCTATCTATTTCTCTCCATGAAGTATATCGCTTCTGTATCTCGTTTCTAGATGCCGAAGCCCTTCTCCAGATCTTGTCCCTAATTGACTTATGCAACTCACTTCCAGGTTTAAGATCTAGACCAGGCGGATATTCATAGTTGTGATTCTGCCTACTATAAATATCGTCCTTCCATGAAGATGGTTCACCTGTAACTATATACGGCATCTTAAATTACCTCCAATGTTATTTAGTAGCTTCATCCTGAAGCCTCTTCTTTCCTCAAGGCTTTTTACGTCCCCATTCTACTTCGGCAAAAGCTTTTGCGCGTTCTGCTCTCGGAATCCTTCTAACTCGACTTGGGAGCATCCCATATTTACGTAGTTCAACATCAATCGTATCTTGACTTAGACAAATACTTCCACACTTACGACATACCCAGGCACTTAAATATCCTTCGATTCTGCTTGCAGGCTGTATCTGCATAGGAGTACCGCACTTAGGGCATTTAGGAGTCTTCGCTGTCATTTCAGCTATCATACGATCATTTTCAACTTTAAACTCCTCAAATGTTACAGTGATATACTCCCTAATGATCTCTTCTAATTCGTTCAACGTAGATGTAATCTTAGCAAGTGACTTAAATATAACTAGTATATTCTGTAGCTGAGATATACCTATTGCTTCAAGTATTCTGTTTTGTTCTTTAGTTAACATATCCATGTTCTATATCTTATATTGTAAGTATAACCACACCCTCCATATGTAGCCGTATATTCCCATCCATCAGGTACATAGGCACCTATATACCCACCTTTATACATCATACCATCACAGCTGTGTGGCCCTGGACTAACTTCAGGAGTGCGACCACAGATCGGCATGCGTAAAGCAAAGCACCTGCCACAATTTTCCTCTGGTTGATCTGAGCAATGTGACAGTCCATACCGATTTAATGCACCATTCACAAGATACTCTAGGCACTCTTGGCATGTCTTGTCGAATGGAGGAGGACGACCGACTATACACTGAGCTGGATTAGAAGTTCCATATAAATTTCTTGTGGCTGTAGCCTGCTCTTGCCAATATACAGCACTTTTATATTCATAAACTCCCCAATAATGAGTAAAATCATAGGTAGGTGCATATTCAGATGCAACATCAGGTACAATACCTAACATACCAGGAGCACATCCATCTATATAAGAAGACCACTGTCCATCAGGTGATACCATACTATGGTCAGCAGTAGTCCCACAGAAGTCAGTGACTCTAATCGTCACAGTTCCACAAGCATCTTCATCAGCACATACTTGCCAACCGTCAAGCCAATAATGCCCCTCAGACTGTTCAACGATAGACAACGAATAAGGCTTCACCCCTCCAGTTACTATTACAGACTCACAAGTATCTGGATGTATAACACTAGCAGTATGAATAACAAGAGGAATCTGCCACATGTCACAAGGACCTGCAGGACTCGGTAGTGGAGGCCAAGGCCAAGGCCATGGAGTAGGATCAGGTCCTGGACCTGGCCATGGAGTTGGTCCTGGGCCTGGTCCTGGATATACAGGTGCCTCAGTCTGGGTACCTACTGTAATATCAGCATTTATAGCCAGCTTATGCAAATAAGTTGTAAGAGGTGTAGTTGTCATCTACCTTGAACTATCCCCGCTCTTCGGAGCTGATCAAGCCGAATTTCTCCCAAAAGCTTTAGCATCTCTTTGTTAGCTTCTTTAATCTCTGTCTGAACTTTATAGATATTTCCAATCTGTTCAGTATGGATTGCTACAGCAGTCTCAGTTGTACGAACAGTCGAACACATCCAAACTATTACCGCAGCTAATATAACAATAGACACACCTCTAAAGACCGCTGTATAGTTTCCAGTTTTACAGTCGTCTGCCATAAGACCCTCTCACTATAGATTATGGGTTATTAATGTCTTATATTATATAAAACTATCTTTGACAGCGTATCTTCCGCTTCTAAAGCCTCTGAGAAATTCGTTACGTTGTTGTGAACATAGTTATCAATCTGCGAATATTTCAAATTGTCGAGCAAGGCTTTAGCCTCAGTATGTTTTGCTTTCAGCTCGTTTATCTGATTTCTTACAGCCATATCTCTTCCTCCGGTTCCCAACCAGGGGTTTCTTTCAGTTCGTCATTCTCAACGTAGTATTTCCCCTGTGTATCCGTTTGCATAAAATCCTTTGGAAATTCATCATCAGGAGCGTAGAACAAATTTACATTGTTCCACTTTATACCGGCTCCAAGACTACAATCAGGCTCTTTGTCAAGCACTGCCTGTTCAGGCTCGCCTTTTCGCTTTGCTGTTATTTGCCCGTTTGATAGATATAAAAAGTACATTAGTTCTCCTTAGTATACCAGCGACCCGTCACCAACACCGTTGCTGTGATTTCCGCTTGATCCTGAGCATTCTGTGCCTATGCACCGAGCTTGCCCTGAGTACTCTGCGTATGTGCCCCAAGTTCCGTTGTTGTCACCGAAATTGGTGTTTATATTAGCAA